TGACCACATCCCCAACCACCGATATTCAACCCGAGCTGCTGCCGGTGGTTCAGGCGGATCGTGAAGCGGCTGCTGAATATGATTTGATGATCGGGCGGATCAGTCCTCTTGATGCTGCCGCTATCCGAGCAGGCGAGTGGGACGGTACTAGCGACGTGCAGTTCTTCGCCCGTCACCGCCTGACATTCACCACTCCTACTCTCGGGGACATGGAACCCACGGACGCGATGCTGCGCGCTGGATACGAGAAGTGGGAAGGCGGTAGCGCAGACGAGTGCAAGGCCATCTGGTGCGCCATGCTCTCCGCTGCCCCTGCATCCCCTATCCCCATCTCTGTAAACGGGGCTGGGGAGCGGAAACCTGATTTACGCACCGTGCTTACCGAAGCCCTGTATTTCGCCGTCTGCACTTTGGCTTTCCACGGCCGGGACCGCGGCACCGATCGCCAAGAGAAAATGCTTGACGATATGGAGGACCTGGCTCGCGATCTTGACCCGCGCGTTCGTGCTGCCCTCGCCGTCCTCTCGCCCGCACTCGATAATACAGCGGTGGAGGGGCTACGTACGGCGCTTGAGCCCGTGATGCACTGGTATCAGAGCGACGAACACGAGGCACGTCCGCTGCTCGACATCGTGGCGGATGTGGTGGCCGATTTACAGGAAGACCGCAAAGCTGCCCTCGCAAAGCGCGCGTTCACCGACGAGCAGATCACCGCCCTAGCTGAGCGGTTCTGCGCCACACCGTTGCCGAATAGCGTTTACGCCGACGCGTGTGCACGGCTTCCGGGTGTGAGCGGCCGCACAGGCACAAACCTGCTCACCGTGTCAGAAGCCGAGCAGATGCTACGCGCCGCCCTCACCGCAGAGACGGGGAAGGCGCGATGAGCGGGGAGCGGGACACCTTCACCGCGCTGGTTGCCGAAGCCAAGCGCCAGAACCCGTATAAGCCGGGGGTCGCGGATCGCTTGATCGCCGTCGCCAAGTATCAGCCGTTTCGCACTATCTGGCGAGCACGTGCCGCATGGACACTATTCCGCCGCTGGAACGCGCCGGCCGGTGATGAGGCGTATTCCACGCTTTGGCAAAACTGGCAATACACGCGCGGGCTGGCTGAAATGCTGGACGATTACGGCCCGATGTTTCCTTCCGAAGCTATCGATAGCGACCGCGAATACTGGGAGCATTGAGCCATGACGACCCAGCAAGACAGCGTAGATGTGGAGCGGGTAGTCACCACATCGGCGGATCGCCGCGCTATGGAACAGTGGGCGTGCATGACGGTCGACCTGTCATTCGATCCCGCCGATGCGGAAAGCCTTGTCGAAGCCTTCGCCAAACACCGCCTTGCCGCACTCTCTCTACCTATCACCCAAAGAGACGAGCAGGGCGATCAACTGCGAGAAGCGCTGCGCGACATCATGAATCATTTCGGCTGGCAGGATCGCGGGCCGGGACATTCGCACACGGTCAAAGGCATCTGGGACGCAGACGTGAGCAATGGCGACCGCGCCGGCACAACCTGCGAATGGTGCGCGAAGTGGGAAAATGCCCGCCGCCTCTCTATCGAGCAGGGCGATCAGGATGGGGGTACGTCTGCATGACCCCGCCATCCTCCGTATCACGGATACCCATTATGATAGATGACGAACAAGGTATGGGTGCGCCCTCCGGGCCGGGCTGCTCAGGCTTCGCCCCGAGCCACTCCGTGTCTCGGCCATTCGGTGAGCATCCCTCGCGTGTCGTGATGGCATTTACCGGCACGCAAAACGGGTTGGCCGAGGAACAATATGCTGCCCTGAAACGCATCATGACACGCTTTCGCGATGTCGGGATTAAGTGGTTCCGCAACGGCGATTGTGTCGGTGCGGACGAAGAGGCCGCATACGCATGGGCTGACATGGGCGGATGCATCCACCTTCACCCGGGCGACAATCCCCGTAAACGGGCTGGAGTGGCAGCGCAGTGCGCAGAGCCACCCGCCCCGAACCTCGCTCGCAATCGCACTATGGTAGACGGTTCACACGCTCTAATCGCCTGTCCAGGCGGCTTTTCTGAGGAACTGCGGAGCGGGACGTGGGCGACTATCAGGTACGCTCGCAAACACCGCCGTCCTGTGACGATCATTTGGCCGAACGGGCACTCCGCTCACGAAAACTACCCCGCGATAGGGACTAGCGCCGGAACGGCTGAGACGCCCCGGGCGGCTCAGGGCGATAGCCCGCAGGCCCGGGCCGGAGGCATCGCCCACCTTTTATCGGAGCAATCCTCATGACCACCTCTACCCAGCAATCAGCAATAGGCGCAACACGCTTCCGTCGTATCCAGCCGAGCGATACCTACTCGGGACTAACCGCGCTCGCCCTCCCCTGCGGACGAGAGTGGGTCACAATGAGCTACGGTGATGCTGCCGATGCCGCTCTACTCGCCAAGCTAGACGAGATACCCGCTACTGAGGTGAGGCAGTGAGCTCGTTCGCACACGAGCGGGCTAAGACGCCAGCGCAGTGGTGCGATCACTTCGCCGGTCGCGGCGTCCCGCTATCCGAGCGAGCTCTACGTGCCAAGGCGCGAGCTCTCGGCTCCTTCATCACGCTCGGCAAGGCCATGCTGATCACGCCCGAGCAGATCGACTACATATTTGAGGAAGGCGCATGCCGCTTGAACCATACCCCCGTGGCAAGACGTGGTGGGTCAAAGGAAAGGTCGAGCTCAACGGCGAGCCCGTTACCGACTACATCCGCCAAAGCACTGGCGCACTTACAGAAGCTGGCGCTCGCCGGTGGATCGAAGAGCGGCAGAGGATCGAAGAGCGCCGCGCGGTCCTAGGGCCGGAAGAAATCAAAGGCGACTACACGTTCAACGACGCCATTGCCGAGTACAAGGCAGAACCGACAATGGCGAAATACCTGATGCCGCTGGTGGCTGAGCTCGGGACGATGCCGGTCAAGAACATCACCCCCAAGATGGTGCGCGAGCTCGGTGCCAAGCTGTACCCCGATAACGCGGTGGACACGTGGAGGCGGTGGGTCATCGCGCCGGTTCGCGCCGTCATCAACAACGCGCACGAGCTCGGCAAATGCCCGCCGATCCGTATCACGAAGTACAAGGACAGCGAGCGCGTTAAGCAGGATCGTAAGCGCGGCAAGAAGAGCCGCCAAGCTAAGATACCCGGCTCATGGGACTGGCTACTTGCATTTCGAGCTCACGCCAGCGCACGGCATGGAGCTCTAGCCTACTTCATGTTCACGACTGGAGCTCGAGTAGGGCAGTCAGTGGCCATGCACCCCGACGCATTCGACCTTGAGCTCGGCACCGCCACTATCCCCGGCGCGAAAGGCCATGACGATCGTGTCGTGCAGTTGATGCCCGAGCTCGTGGAAGCGCTCAAGAAGCTGCATCCGAAAGCGCCGCGGGGTTGGGATGCCAAGCGCCGAGAGAACCTGCGCATGTTTGGGTTCGCGGACAAAGATGGCCCGCGCAAAGGCTGGGCTACCGCGTGCAAGAAAGCGAGCATCGCATACCTGCCCCCGCACTCCGCTGGGCGGCATGGCTTTGCGCAGGAATTGAAGGTGCGACAAAAGGTGGACGGGCAGGCAATCGCGCAGGTTGGCGGCTGGTCAGATACGTCGCTGATCGAGCGCGTGTACACCCACGGAGAGGACAGCGACTCGAAGATTTTAGAGGCGCTTCGTACAGGACTCGTACAAGCGCAGAATAACGCTATGGCAAAAACCGAGGATGTGCTAGGTAAAAAAGCATGACCACACGCTGCCCTCCGAAGGCAGAGGCCACTGGTTCGAATCCAGTCGGGTGCACCAGCTTTCCTAGGGAAAACGTCCACCTAGCCTCTCCGCACCCTTGCAGAACCTTGCAGGAACATGCGCGAACAGATCGTGATTCTGCGTACAACGATCGTACAGCCGAAAACCTCGTTTCGCGCTTGCCGGGAGGCGAGCATGTGCACCGTACCGCCTGGAAGCTCACAGGTAGCAAGAAGCCGTTTGCTGAGTGGGCGGCATCACGGTTTCAGCGTCGGCCCGCGCCCGTCGTAGAGCTCAAACCCCAACCGGTCGCCTATTTTATCGGCAGCGAGCTCGGCCCGATCAAGATTGGCTGCGCTCTTGATCCGGTAACGCGCTTGGCGTCGGTGCAAACGGGTAATCCGATCAAGCTGGCGATACTCGCAACGAGCTCGGGCGGGTACGGTCGTGAGCGGGCCTATCATCGGCAGTTTGCCGCGCACCGCCTCCACGGCGAATGGTTCGCGCGCTGTCCCGAGATCGAAGCTGAGATTGCACGTCTGAAAGCGGAGGCTGAGGTATGAGCAAGGTAACGCCAGAAGCGTTCAATGGCGAATGTGCGCGGTGGCTACGTGATCCGCACAAGACTGACCGCCTTGGCCAGCGCTTGATGAACTCGTTTAGCGTTGGCGGATCAAACCCCGACATCTTCTACCAGCGCGATCACAACAAGGCCGCGCAGGACTTCTACGACGCCTACGTCAAACGCTAACCCATTCGGAGGCTGAGGTATGAGTGACGAACTACTGGAGCTTGCTTTGCGCATAGAGGCAGCGAGCGGGCCGGATCGCATCTTGGACGGTCTTATCACCGTCGCAATTGATGGCGATCGGCGCACGATCCTCTACAATGAGCCCGGCCCGTTTCCGCAGAAACCCGTATACGGTCCGATCCGCGATCTGGCGCTATCCGGCGCGGACCTCGCAAACTATATCAACGCTCCGGTTTATACCGCATCGCTGGACGCCGCCATGGCGCTGGTGCCGGAAAACGCGGACTGGATGCTCGACAACTTTGACGGGCCGGTCGAAAAACGCTGCACGGCAGAGACGTTTGCCAAGTCCGGTGTCGGCCGCGATGGCTTCGGCACCTGCTTTGCCGCCACTCCCGCCCTCGCCCTCACCGCAGCCGCTCTCCGTGCCCGTGCTTCCCATCTACGTATGGAGGTAGAGTAACGATGGACGCTCCCGACCTACCGCCTGATCGCAAATGGCCGAAGTATATGCTTGCCGACACGAAAGCCGCTGGCGCGCTACGCGATACGTATGCGCGCATAGCGTGGAGCGGCTACCAAGACCGCCAAGCTGCTGCCGACATGAAAGCTGCGGTTGCTTGGTGCCATGCCAACGGTAATCCGCACCGATGCGAGATACAGCGTCTACGTAAGGAGGGGGAGTGATGGACTGGCAACCGATTGAGACAGCGCCAGAGAAGAAATGGGTGCTGCTAGCATGTCCCGCCGATCAGATTGATAGGATTGACGAGCCGATTTACCCAGACGGGTATTGTCAGTTCTTTGTTGCTCAACTGCTGTTCGGAGAATGGCAGGGGCCATACTCAGACGGGTGGCTCGCTAAGGTGCCGTGGGATCACCCGCCGACGCACTGGGCTTCGCTCTCCCCACCCTCTACTAAGGAGTAACTAGATGCGCGACGAAACCGATTGGGTGTTTGCGCTGCTAGCAATGGCGAGCGTGCCGGTGTGGGTATTTATGGCGTGGTATTGGGACGACATCATCCCGCTGTTCGGCGCGGCGGGCGCTCAGCTATTTGCCATCCGCACGGTCTATCGTGCCTCACAGGTGCAGTCATGACAGTAGAGCAGGTTTACGACGCTATCGTCGCTCGAAAGGCCATCTACCAAATGAAGCGTGATGCAGCCGATCCGCTATGCGACGACGACTGCAACAAGCACGAGCGCATGCAGCACACGGTTGAGGCATTCGACAACCTGCTTGCCGAGATAGACGCCATCCGTGCTGGTTCTACGGGAGATAAGGAGTGAGCAAATCCCCGGGACCGTAGCCCCGGGGTGGGCTGCTGGGCGCACCATGCAGCGCTGCTTTGTCATCCGGCGATCAACCCGGATGGCCCGCAAGCGAGACTTAAGGTGCCAGACCTACCCCGGCCTTCACCGGATCAGACGGGCAATCCCTTCTACCACATCCACCCTTGACCGCAACAAGAACGTGACAAAAGCTGCGAGTCGTGTATGGTGTTCGGGCTGTAGCGGCGTGGATGGACACGCACAGGGGAAAACAGACGGCTGGGTTGCGAGTGCCTGAGGTCGCCGTATTGGGTTCGATTCCCAACCTTGTTCGCATAGCCGGTATCAAGCCCGGCCTACAGCAACCTCTACCCCCTCCCCCACCCTTCGCATACACTCTCCCTATCGACTCGGGAGAGCAGCATGAACAATCAGCATGGCCCACCGCCAAAGCCAGGGTGTGTAGGGTGGCTGCTTAGCTGGGTTCCTTGGGTAAAGCGTCGGCTTCCCGCACCGTCACAGGATCAGTAGGCGTGCCCGTAGGCGCAGCTGCGGTCTGCTTTACGAGGTCCGCGTTGACCTGCGCCAGATTGCGCCCGCTGGACGTGCTGCCGAACTCCGACTGCACTACAGAGCCGCCCCAGCCGAACACGATGCCGAGCGCCAGCAATAGAGCCTCGTTGTTGCCGTCTGGCACTTTCACGAAGAATAGCAGCAGCAAGCCGGCCGCAGATAGCAGCAGTGCCGACCATCCGACGACGACGCGGAATGTGTGGTCGTTCACGATGCTAGCCCCTTATAGACGCGGGCCTCAGCCTCCCGCCGACGCGTAAGTCCGTTCATAACCTTGCCCGCCGCCTTGTTCCACAATGCGAACTGACCTGCTGCGCCGTCGTAGTCAGCCGCCTTGTGCTTTCTGAGCAGCGTAGACGTGGACAGATTGCCTAAGCCGACGTTGTAGGCGAACGATACCAGCGCGCCCTTCTGTGGCCCCGTAGCGGGCGCTCCGGCTAGCGCTTTGTCCACGCCGCGGGCGAACTCGGCAACATGCTCAACAAGGCGTGTATCGGCCTGCTGCTGCGTCCACGACGTACCCGGCGCAATCGCCGCGCCTGAACTGCTAGACGTGCTGCCCCAGCCGATCGTCCACGGCTTGCCGCCAGTGCCAGGGTCTGGATAGGCGGTCAGCTTGCAGCCTTCAAACTGCTTGATGAGCGACAAAGCGTAAGGCAACCAATCGTCCTCACCAATGCGCGCCATGCCGAGGCGATCAGCCACCGCGTCGATCACGGGCACAGCATCAGCGGGAAAGCTGCTGCCCGGAAACGCCGGGCGCAGTGCTGCAAAAAGCTCCTGTCGGTTCATTCACCTTTTCCTTTGATCTGGTCGAGGCTGTCGATCGCGCGCGTCATGTGATTGGACAGCGGCATGGCGCGGGCTTCCGAGGTTTGGAACGCCACCATCTGACGCACAAAGCCGTCGATTGTCGTCTGCATGTCGCGCAGCTCGCCACGCATCTCTGCAAGCTGTCTGTCGCACTCGCGGCGTTCATCCGAGAGCGCCTTCTCCAGTTCGGTCACGCGGGCGGTTAGCGCCAGGTTCTGCGCATCACCTCGTTGGTCGACCTGCTGCGCCCTCGCGTCCGCGATCTTGCGCATCTGTAGCAGATGGCTGGCAAACACCTTGAGGCCGACACTCCCGCCCGTGCCGATCAACAAATTCTGGATCAGCCCCATCGTCGCGGCTGGCGTCCAGCCGACGTTGACCGTTGGTGCGGGTGCTACCCCCGCTGCCATGCTAAGAAATTCTACGACCACGGCCGTAACCCTTGGCAACGAGCGCGGTATAGATCGCCAGTGCGATGCCGAGCACGCACATAACCACCTTGGCTTCGCTGTTGTCGTCAACATAGAGGATGCGCAAGTCGCGATAGACTAGCAGCGCGCAGAAGCTGGCGATGACCAACCGTGCAGGATCGCCCGTGCGATGATCGCCTCGTGACGCTTTCCAGACAGCTACCAGCATCCACGCCATGAGTGCTAGGTATGCTGCAATCTCTAGCCTCAACACTGTCACGACCACACCTGCCTCCGTAGAAAGTTCAGCGTGTCGTGCAGGGTGCCGCGCTCCCGAAACGCCTTGATTGTCTCCCTGACCTCAACCCAGCCGACCGTCGCAGGCGCAACAAGCACCTGGATCACCGCCACGTCGAAGATCGCCCACCACATGTCGGGCGGGTCCACGTTGCCGGCCCAAGCTGCCGAGAACACGGCAAGCGGGATGTACAACGACGCCACGACTACGCATGAGCGGGTGCGCCGGTTGAAATACGTTAGCGCCGCAGCGACGAGGTAGATCGGTATCTGCGTCTGCGGTTCGGGCGCATGGAAAGCGTAAGCGAGCTGCCCCACACCCCACGTTGCCGCGAGTATCCCGGAGCACCGGCTGAACAGCGAGCACGGCCATGCGATAGCCAGCACCAGCGTCCAGTATATGTACTCCGGGTGCTCCATTACTCTACCTTGGGTTCCGTCTTCGGGGTAGGCGACGGCGTGGGCGTCGGGGTGGGAGGCGGCCCATGTTGCTCCGTGGGATCGTCCTCAGGCGGCGCAACGGGTGCGTTGGTGTCACTCATTACATGTCTCCTGACTGATTAGCGTCAGTCGTCGCATCAATCGGTTCCAGCGCCATCAAGGCGATCCACCGTGATCCCTGAGTGCCATCGCACAGCGCGGCGCTGATCTGCCCCCGGTCAGTCGTGATCCGCAGCTCACGCACCGTGACGATCTCACCAGAACCGCGCACCTGCACCTCGTCGCCCACTGCGATCATCTCAAGCTCCCGTTACTTGAAGCGTACGCCAGTCGGTGCCGGCTACGTGGCTCGTACCCGTTGTCAGACGATACCAGCCGAGTGTCACGCCAGGTCCGCTGAAGATGCTGCCGCTGTTGACGTTGCGGACGAACTCGCCCTCATAGTACCGCCCCGTCGTCGGCATCTGACCGCCCCGAAGCTCACCGATCGTCGCAGCGAAGATGAATTTGTTGATCTGGTCGTTGCGGGTCACACGCAAAGTGTCACCGCCACGCAGCACCAGCCGCCCGCCAGGCACTTCCAGCGTGCCCGACGACAGGATCGCCAACGGTCCGGTATCCGGGGTGACGTACATGTCCTGATACTCGCCCGGCAACATGCCCGAGGTCATGTTGACGCAGCCGGTGGGGTTGCCGTCTATCCGACACAGCCGCGAGCTGCCGAGGTCAATCGTGCCATCAGCCTGCACGCCCGTGTTGAGCCACGTCCCGACCGTCTGACCGGCCGTGTATGGACCGACCATCTCCAGATCAAACCGCGAGGTATGCGGCTGATCCTTCATCCAGATACGATCAGTGATCCCGCCGTAGATGTTACCCTTGCCCGAAACGTTGGCGTTGAAGGAGCCGACCGCCCAGCCATTGCCACCGAAATCGCCCGCGTTACGGAATTCATTGCCGTTGACCTCGACATTGCCACCGTAGAACGTCAGCGCTCGGCGCAGCGTCTCGAAATCGTTGCTACGGACGATGACGTTCGCTTGATCCGTGAGGATACCGGTAAACGCGCCCTGGAACGTGCACTGCTCATAGTAGATCGCGCCCGGTGCCACGAAAGCACCCGCGAACAGCCCCGCTCCGCTAACGAGGTTCTGTTCACGCGATCCGCCGACATACTCACGGCCGATGCCGACCGAGTAGCCAGTAAGCCCGCTTCCACCAAACGCACACTTCTTGAACAGAAACTGCCCGCACTGACCACTGAGGACTGCGGCAGTCGCGCCGGCCGCACCGCCACGCACCCAATCGCACTGGAAAAAGTTGAGGAACTGGTTCGGGAGCAAGAACGAATACGTGCCGGGGTTTGATGGATTATCCACCGTCCCGCCCCGGAACCACGCACTGTGGCTTTCAAAGTTGGCAATGTCGACGCGGGTAAAGTCTGAGTACCATAGACCACCTTGCGGGAAGGCTGCACTATCAGCCGGTCGGCGCGCGAAGGCATAGAGGCCGATCTGCCGCGGGTTGGCGGTGCCGTCCGATAACAGCCCGTCAATACGGAAGTCGCGAAACTTGCACTCGATCACCGGGCCGGCGTCGATCTCGAACAGGCCGTAATAGTCGGATGGCGGGCTCGCGAGCTTGCGCGGCCGGAACACACACAGCCGGCGGTGCATACCGCGCATCTGCATCGTCGTGCGGATCGTCAGTTTGTCGATCTCGAACCGCCAGCCTTTGGTGCCGACCGCTAGAACCTCGCGCTGCGTGATGCCCGACCAATTGGCCGCTGCCTGCACCGCCGCGGTGTCGTTGGCCACGAAGTCGCCCACAGCGCCGAAGTCGGCAAGCGTGCGCTGCGTGCCGCGATCCAACACAAGTGCGCCTTGAGACGCCGGGACGCTGTTCAGCGCCACGAAGTCGTACACCATGAAGGTCGACGGCATGATGAGCGCGGAGAAATCGCCCTGCACGAAATTGTACGTGCGCGGACCTGCGGGGGTTGTCAGGATATACGACTGATTGGTCGCAGGCGCAGCGCGTAGAGATTCTATGCTGGTGTAGGTGCTGTTGGCGGGGCCGGTTGGCCCTGCGAGCGTGTCAGGCTCTACCGCCGTTGGCGCACCAGACTGCCGGTCAAATGCGAGCAACATGCCTTTGCGCGCGTCTGCGCCGGGCAGCACTCCACTATCCTCGTTGATGGGCACTAGCAGCGCGCGCTGCTTGAGCTGCAATGAGTCGACCATCGTAATGTTGGTCCGGCTGATTTCAACCGGGCCCGTCATCACGGAAATGTTGTACTTGCCGTCACCGATGTAGAAAGCAAAGTACCCAGCTTGATCAGTCAGCAACGGCTGCGAAAGAGGCGTAGTCCCCGCTTCGTCAGCATACAGCGAAGCTGTCGCGCCGTTATTCCCGTTTGCGTCGATCTCATAAACACTGACTTGGGCGCCGTAGATCGGCTGCCCAGTAGCGGTGCTGCTGACTGTGTTGTCGTACTTAAGCAAGGACGCCTCCGTCACTGCCAAGGAGGATGTTGATCGTGACGGTTACGGTCGCGCGAATGCCGTTGGCGTCAGTCACGGTGTCAACCGCTTCAATGAACCCCTCGAAGTTGCGAGGAACCGCGAAAGCAGTGGTGCCGCTTGACGACGCAGTGGGGGTCAGCGGAGATGCGGCCCAACTGTGAGTATATGGCTGCGTTCCGCCAGTGACCGAGACGGAAACAGATGGCGTGTAAGTGACACGACGGGGATTACTGGTAGCATCCAGCGCATCGGGCGTGGCAGCGGGGCGGATACCGCGTTGGTAGAATTGGCGCAGACCGTCACCAGTGCGGAACATGATCTTGTCGACCGAGCGCAACCCATCGGCCATGCACACCCGAGCCTCAGACGCCATCCGCAAAGCGCCGGTATCTCGAACCAAAAGCGTCACGAAAGCTGTATCCACACATCGCCAGGCTGGCTTGTCGGATCAGCTGCGCCCGAGGCTGTTACGAACAGCCGTCCCGACGAGAAACTGGCGTTGGCATGGTAGAGATGAGGCCCCGCGCCTTGGCGCACGAGGTTCGCGGTCATTTGGTCCGAGCCCTCGGTTCCCACCGCCTTTAGTGCTGTGCGCGCGTCAGCCACGGTGTTGGACGCAAAGAAGCTGCCGAGCGCACGGCTAAACGCAGCGCGCGCCTGCGCCATCACCTCGCGAATGCCGTTATTGAGGTTCCCCGGCGGGCAGTTCTCGCCAATGAACACCGAACCGACGTTCGTGTTCTCGCCTTGATTGGAACTCCAGTCGGAAAAGGCCACGGGCACCACCTGATACATGGGTCAGGTCGGTGAGGTCGTGCCTCCGACAAAGTAGGCAGAGCCTAGCATTGCCGGAGGCACTTAGCAAGGTTAGTCAAAGCAGATGCTTGGCGATGTCCGTCATCATGTCCGAAGCATCATCACCATCAAGCGCGATGCCATCCTTTGCAACTTCGCACGCGAACCGTAATTTCGCTTTCGCGTCCGCCGTATTGGCGCACGGAGTTGACGCGATCAGACCTTCTAGCGCCTTCATGCGCTCGCACTGTGCTGCAACTACCGGGCAGTCATCGTCCCAGCTTGGCGAGGCGTTGAGGGCATTAAACACGGCGCGATATTCCAGCCGGTACGCTTCGATGCGTGAATGAGTGGTCGCCAGTACCGGTGCAGCGATCACGACAGGCGCGATAGCGATTGCACCGAGGATGCCACGGCGAGTAGAGGTGCGTGAAGCCATTGTCGGGGTCCCTTCCCGATAGAGAATTAGGAACGGCGCGGGGATCACTACTCCCTGCGCCGTTCTGCTGTCAGTGTGCGGTCCCGCCGAGAAGCGTGTGCAGCTTGGCGAGGCCCTTGCCGGTTACAAGCGCCGTGACGCTACGCTGCAATCCCTTCTCGGGATGATCCCAACTGCCGATCTTCACGTCGAGAAGGCCGGCGTTGATCTTGTCCTGATAGGGTTCATTGGTACGAGTGAGCCACTTCCACTCACGCATCTTGGATGCGAGCCGGTTGCGTCCGGTGCCAAGCGTCTTGCCCGCTTGCCCGATCGTGATTGCATCGGGCGCAACCTCGACTTGTTCGGCAAATGCCACCTTCGGCGCATCATGCTCCACCTTAGCGGTAAGAGCAGCCGTTTTCTCGGTTTCGTCCGCCAGCAGCCGCAATGCGTCGCTGAACGTCTGCGGCAGAACGAACGCCGGGCGAGTTTCCAATTCCTGCCAGCGGTCGACCAGCCGCGCGGTAAACTCCGGCGAAAGCTGCGCGACGACAACATAGCTGTCGCGCTTTCCTCGCTCGCCCTCAAATACATAGAGCAGCGATGGACGGCCCGCTGTGGGCTTTTCCACCGTTGGTGGTAAAGCGATTACGCCCTTTTCAGCCAGCCGTTCGATCGTACGTCGCGCGCTATCGTGTCGCGCACCAACGAGGTCAGCGATTTCCTCGCTGGTCATGCGGGCTAGCGAACCGTCGCCCGATCCACTAAATGTCATGTCGTTCATGAAGGTGTCCTTTCGTGAAAGGCGTTCGCTTCCGGTTCTCAGGCCGTGGGAGCGGACGCCGTATTTTCGACAGCTTGGCGAACAGCGCGCACGATGAAGCTGTTCATGGAACGCTCTTGCCGCTTGGCGAGCCTTTTGACCTGCTCGTGCAGATCAGGCTCCATGCGAACAGCAAATTGGGGATAGTCTCGCATCAACGCCTCCTGGAACCACCGTGGTTCTACTCGCATAAACCACCGTGGTGCATTGAAGTCAACACCACCGTGGTGCATGCGGCAAAAAAGAGGCTCGCATGGCTAGAGATGATTCGCAGTTGAAGCTCAGGCTCGCAGACGACCTCCGCAAGCGGGTTCAAGAAGCCGCTGCCAAAGCCAATCAGAGCATGAACGCGCTAATAGTGTCCGTGCTAGAGCGTGAGTTTCCTGCTCCGTCGATCGATCTGCGCGAGGTAGCAATGTTCCTAGAGACGGTCAGCAACGATGCCGAGGATCACCAAGGGCGAGGTCCGTTCATTGAGGCGGTGAACAACGTGCTCGCCCAATCAAAAAACCCGTGGATGATAGGCTATGAGGATGGCACTGTGCGGTTCTATCCATGCGCCGATCCCGCCAGCCGCATTGAGCGCGGCGATGTTAAAATGCGGAAGGATGACTAGCGAAGTGCCTTATCGTGTATCGCTTCATTCTTTCAAACGAGGCCAATATGCAGTAGCTAGGGCGAGTGTTTGGGACACTCGCTCTAGCAGCCTTTATCAAAGGTGTGCTTTTTACCTTATTGGGGTGGCGTCGCAAGCCAGCTCGGGAGGCTGCTAACGAGTCCTCCGCCGAGGATGCCGCCTATGCGGCGCTGATTTATGAGCGCCTCCCCGGCCTTAACCATCCAGGGATCACGCTTCATAAGCCCAGTGACCAAGGCTCGTTGTCCGACCTTCGTCCCGCCAGCGGCGAGCAATCCACCGAGGGCTAGGCTCGATAACGTGCCGCCCGCGGCAGCCCCTGTTGCCGTTCCTTGCAAGCTATCGCTTCCTTGATAACCGCCACCAACTGCACCTGGTAACGCCAGCAATGCCAAGCGTCCCGCCGTTCCGCTGTCGGGAATTTTGGAAGGTAGCACCGCCTGCCCTGCTTGCGCCAAATTGTAGAAGGGGCGCGAAGTGGATGCTGGATTGCCGCCAAACCTCGTTGCCGATGCCACTGAGGCATCATTAAGCTGGGACGGCATGAAGCGCTCGCCAGTGTTACGCGCCCGCGCGACGGCCTTTTCGAGCACTTTGTAGTTAGTATTTACGGTGTTGGCCGCACTCAGATCGTTCGCGAAACCCGGTGCTTGCCGCTCAAATAGGCCGGTCAGCGCTGCTTCGGCGTCACGAACAGCTTGCCCGGTTCGATGACCAAGGGCATCGCTTTGACGAGCGGTGCGGATGCCCTTCAATTCTTTAATGGCGGCTTGCGCGTTCTCGCCCGTAATAGAGCCGTTTTGGAAATAGCTCGGTACGACAGCGTTAATTTCATCCGCTACCTCGTCTCCCGTCCTCGGGATTGCCTGAGCCGCCTGATGGGCACGAACATAGTCTGTCTGAAACCGTGGATCGACTGATGCTGAACGGCCCACAACAGCGTTGTTGTAACCCTGTGTGCGGATGCCGTTTAACTGCTCAATGCCTTTTGCGCCGACATCGGCGGTTGTGACATTTAGCGGAACTGTCTGCCGTTGCAGCGGAACGGATGCGTCGTTGAATGCAAGGCGCTCAAAAGCGTCAAGCCCCTCGCTGCGGCGGGAGCCAACTAGATCACCAATCCCGGATACGCCGGTAAGACGGTCCTCAAACGCTTTCAACGCTCCACCAGCCGCTTGTCCGCTCGTTAGCGGCACGCCGCGATTGTAAAGGTATCGAGCTTCTGGGTTCGTCACGCCTTGTAGCGAACGACCGGCAGCCGCGGCGACCTTATCACCCGCATAGCCGCCAGCGACACTTAGCAAGCCACCTGTGGCCGCTCCCAATAGGCGATTGTCAGGTGCAGCTGTTGCTCCAGCAACAGAACCAAATGCCGCATCTGCGACACGCGCCCTACCGAGCGTATTGCCGAACATGCCTCCCAGCTTGCGCCCAACTACCCCCAAGCCGCCTTCCGTGGCCGTCATGCCTGCGACAGAACCGACAAGGCCTCCGTAGAATGTGGCATTAGGATTAGCGGCCCGCTGCGCGTCTAACACATCATTGTTGCCTACCACAGCGCTCGGAATACCCGCCAGCCCATTGTTGATGGCGCTACCGATGAACGCGCCGGGCGCGGAGCCGGACACCTGTTCGCGGAAAGAAGTCGGGATAGTGTTCTCGGCACTCGCAAGCGAGCCTTTGAAGCCGGGGTTTTTCTTAAGATATGCGCGTGCCGCAGCAATATCTGTAGGGTTAACAGGCGTGCCGCCCAGACTTTCCATCGTTGTGTTAATCGTGGCGATGTCAGCGCCGCTACGAATTAACGCATCAAGAACAGCCGTTCGCTTCGGGTCTTGCTCGGTCTTGGTCGCGCCTGTCGCGACCGTTGTAACACCCTTCCAGTCAGCAGGGCCCAAGCCCAGCGCGGCACGCGTCGTGTCAACGCGCTCGCGAAGCTGCTTTAGTTGCTGCGTGGTTGCAGCATCATAAGCGAAGCGATTAGGCTTGTTGGCAGCAGCAATTCGTGCGGCGTCGGCGTCGGATTGATCACCAGAGCCGGGCACACGGAACGCTGCTGTTGCGCGTTCTTCCAAGCTATTCGCGGCAGTATCAAATTGCGCGTTGGCGCTGTTCGGCAGGTAATCTAAGAGGCTGCGAACACCAGAAGTCGAGCCGACACCCTGATTAAATAGGCTTTGGGTTTCATTGATCTGATTAATTAGAGCATTTAGCTGGCCAAGTTTAGCTTTTTTTTCTTGGTCGTCTTTAGAACCATCCGCGAGGTCACGTTCCGACTTTTTTGCATCGGCTTCCGCCTTGGTAGCGTTTGCAGCCGAGATGCGAGCATCGAAAGGAGCCGATGCGGCAGCCTTTGTCGCGGCAAGTTTCGCAGCTTCGAGGTCAACCGCATCCTTAGGCAACGCGTATGGATTGCGCTGTCCGATCGTCATCGGCGCAAGCGTAGGCGCGGACATCGGCACCCACTGCCCGCCACGGAATACAAGCTGCTGGCCGTTCGGACCGTCTGCGATATCGCCTTCTTCGTACATTCTCAGCCCCCGAGGCGACGCAGCACGGCGTCGGCATAAGCGTTGGTTTTCGGGCCCCACAGTCTTTTGTCGGGGCCTCCATGATAGTAACGAAAAGCGTCGCGCAGATTGCCGGTCTTGGTGTAGCCCTCGTTGAAGTAGGCTTGGCCAAGCGCGCCTTGATAAGCTGCACCTTCGGGCGTTTTGGCGGTCAACAGGTCGGGTCGCCACGGAACACCCAGTTTGCCCGCCATCGCCTTAGCAGTTGCGGGAAGCGTCTGAGCGATGCCCAGCGCCTGCCCGTAAGCGGTCATCGGACCAACAGCCCCAGCCCTACCGCCGCTTTCCTGCTGGATCACCGCGGAAAAGGGCTGGTGGCCTGCGTTGCCCCGCCTCCCCGCTTCCGAACAGTAAATCCTTCGGGCAATCCGTTGTTCATCGGGGCGGCTGGCGCAACACCGCCTCCTGCACCAACTGGCTGGCCGTTTACGAACGGGATAAGCTGCTTAGTGCCGTCCCCGTTGTCGACTGCCTGCCACGTGGTCTTTGGCGTCGGGTCCTTATAGATGATCTGCGGTTTGCCATCCGGACCGATGACGCCTTGGCTGCCATCGTTCGTCTCGAAATAGTGCGGTGTGGCCGGCGCAGGATGCTCGCGCTCCCAAATCTGGCGCTGCACCCATTCTTCGCTAGCGGCACGGCGTTCGGCCGCGCGGTCCTGCAACTGTTGCTGCCGCGCTTGCCGCTGCTGCATGGCAGGCGCGTAGATCGGACGCATTCCACTATTCTGGAGTAGAAAATCGCCAATTGAGCCTGCGATGCCACGCCCTAGCCCGCCTTCACCAAAGAACCCCGACTTAGCGGCAGGTACCGCGCCCATACCCGCACCCGGTGCCATTTCCGGTGCCTGCGGAACGTCGACCGGAGCGTAAGGAGGCGTTGCGCGCGGGTCGCCGAAGCCGCGGAACATCATGCCGGGATTGAGGCCAATCGCCATTGTCAGACCCCCTTAAACCCGCCGCTGGCCCAGCCCGCCAGCCCCGACCCGACAACGCCGCCCAGCATCGACCCCAAACCCTGCTTCTGTGTCGTTGTGTTTGAATTGCCCCACAGACTACCGATCCCGCTAGCATACTGCCCGGCAACCGACTGAGGCAGCTCTGCTGTGCCCGTCAGATACGCAAGAAGTGCAGCGATGCTCTGGTTGCCCGCGCTTGCCAAACTACCGGCGCTGCCCACAGCATTATCCATCCGCGTCATCTGGTTGTTGTAATCAGTATAACGTAGGTTGCTCTCGTTCTTGGCTAGCTCACGGCCAAGAAGTTGCGTCTGCGCGCTTCCGCCCGTTAGCCCGCGCGTACCGATCGCGCCGTTCACGCCATTGATGACGCTACTGTTCGTGTTGGCGATCTGCTGGTCGAGATACGGATTGCCTTTGAGGTAATCACCATTGAGTACGCCCTGTGTGTAGGTGTTGGCCGCGCTCAGCGTCGGATTGTTAAGCGTTTGTCCGAGCACAGCGGGCAGGTTGGCTTGCAACGTGTCAACCGCCTGATTAGCAAGTGCCGAAGACTGGCCATATGCATTGCTGACAGCAGAGGTCGCAGCATTAATCTGCGGTAGAGCAAGCTTGGACGGACCCGAAGTCGTCTTGCTTTTGCCACTCACAGCGACACACTCAGCATATCGTCACCCATCACCATATCCGGGAACACGCGCCGCCATCCTTTGCGGCCCGCTAGTTGAAGGCCGGTCATCCCTGCGGCGCGGGCAGCCTCGCGGAGCGCGCTCATGCCCCAGACTGCCCACTCACGATAATTGCGACCTGCCGCAGCTACGATTTCCAGAGCTTCGCCTTCGCGAGTGAGCGCCGACCGGATCACAGCACACGCCAGTAGATACGGATCGCCTCCTTTCGTGATGGCGACGATCTGCATATCACCCGATGCAAGATCGGGTTCGATGTCGCGCCAAGACAAGTTGCCGGGCTTCAATGCAGGGGTGAGTATGGCGCGCAGACGCGGCCAGTCAGCCGAGGCTAGCGGCTGTTGGATGTACCCGATCTGCAATGAAGTCGCGCCCATGATGTCCTTTCCGTGGTGGAATGGCTGCGCATGAGAGCGCTGGGCGCATTTGAAACGTATAGCATTGCGCGCCTCAATGCAACGATCTACAATGCGGCATGACTGCGAAACGTGATGGCTTTTGCCTCGTGTGCCTTGAAAGCATCTATCGCGGTGAGCCCGCCAGCGCAGATAATCAACGCCACCTGTTTTGCGACACGGCTAAGGAACGGGCTGTTGACGCCAAACGGGTATTCGACTTGCGCTCTATTTGGCCGCGCTTTCGCCGTTCTAGCTGATGCGCCACCCTAGCGTTCCATCTGGTTTGCGATACACAGAGCCTACCGCCACACCGCCCGTGCGGGCCGCCGCATCATCTGCGAACGGGCCTGCCGATAAACTATCATTTAGCGGTGCAAGTTGATTGATCGCTGTAGCCGCAAGCCGCACCCACTCAGCGATGTTTGTGGCGATTACGGGGACACGGAGCATCAGCGGCCTCCCCCAGCTGCGAAGATTGGCTCAAGCCCTTGGGTGTAGGACCAATCCGAACCTGCTTCATGTGTCATGGATAGGCCAAGATACCGACCTGCCGTGCGCGTAGGCATGTCACCCGATGGCATCAACGTAGAACGCGTCACTAACCCGTTCACATCGCCTAAGCGCTGACGTGCATCTATAGTCAACGTCAGCCCATCAACGGCATCGGTGATAGGTCGCACAGCTCGCAGTCGGGCCTGCCGTTCGCCCGCATAGTCAACGTAGGGCAGCACAAAGCGGGCAGCCATGTTGTCGCCTGACAGCGCCCCTACGGCGTTCTGTGCGTCAACTAGCAGCAACAGCGGGTCGCCACCTGAAAAGCGCGTGCTATCAAGGCTAAAAGGAACGGTGTTGATGCCGCCTGGGTATAGAGCGTCCAATGCCTCTAATGTGAGCGACGTAGTGAAGCCGGAGAACACGCCTACCGCATCAAGGGTGACGATGCTCCACCGGTCCAGCGACCAATTGTACACCCACAGCTTGCCGGGAGCGCCAGGCACAAGCCAAGCAACGGTCGTGCGCCGTGGATCAATGGCCGCATACATCGTGTCGAGCTGCGCGCGGCTGTAACTGGCGAAGAATGTCTCATCCACACGCTCGACGCCGATCGGCTGCACGTCGGTGCCGTCGCAGAACATGAAACCACGGTCGGATAGGAAGTACACGCGTCGACCGCTCTGCGCGATTGAGCCTTTCGAGATGGCTCCGACCTCCGGTGCGATCACGTCGAACTGCCAGACGTAGGTGTCGCCCGTATAGGTCATGCGTCGCACCGCCGACCGCTGGATGATCAGACCGTACTCACCGCCGACAATGCCCTGCACGTCTCCGCCATCAAGCATCGGTTGAAAACCCGCTTGGTCCTCGCCCGGAGTGTTCTTGGTATAGTCGTCGAAGCCCGACCATTGCACGAGCGAGGCGTTGCCGTTTGCGCCGCCATAGACGACGAAATCGCGTACCGTGGCGACGCTGGTAGCAGATGGCGCACCGCTGATTGTGCTTGCCGTTCCTGCCATCAGGTCCACGGCGTAAGTTGGGCCACTATTGACGCCAATCGCCACGTCACCGAACTGAGTGAACTGCCACCGGTTCTGCAACGCCAGCCCCGAGGCGACTGACACCCAACCGGCCGCATAGCGATACAGGTCGGTTGTGGTGCCAGCCACCAAAGTGCCGGTCTCCGCGCTATTTACGAACGCAGCGCCGCCATTGAATTTTGCCGGCAGCACGTCAGTAATGGCCTCAAACGCACCGACCGGCTTATATCCATTCGCGGCGGGGTAGGCGTTTGCCATATCCGCCAGCCCCTCGTTCAGATATTTGACTTTGTCGGGCTCATACGGGCCAAAGATGATACGCTGCCTCACCGCAAGCCAATCCGTTCGTTAGTGGGCGGCTGCATGGCAAGCGGGCCTGCATAGCGCTGCCTTGTGCCCGCCTGCATTACTTCTGCCAGTGCCTCATCCAGTGCGTCCTTGATCAAAGGTACGCGCTCATCGTTCCATCCGTAGGCCTCAGCTTGAAGGATGGTGCCGTAAAGGTAAACGTCGGGATGCTTGGCCAGCAGCCAGTTGCTGTCGAGCGCAGGCCCAAGCGAAGGAATGTTCACGCGGTACGTCATCTGCGCGGCGTAGGCTTTATCGGGCCGTGGCCAGAACCGCAGCGCCCCCGCCGTGATGGTAAATTTCTGCGGCTGTCCGGTGAGCGGGGCACCATTGCCGTCCACTGGTAGCGCGCTGAACGTTGCGGGACTCACTTGGACGAGCGCGGCATGACCAGGGATGCCGAACGCACGCAGGCTGTCAAAGTCTACCGGCAGCGGCAAAGTTGCAGTTGGAGTGACCACGATGTCGGCTTCCATGTTGGGCATGACAAGCACGCGCCGAAAGCGCGCTTCCGCCAATCGGATAAAGTCGGGCACGTCGTCTTGCAGATCGGTGCGGCTGAGCCACCGCTGCACCGAAGTGACCAACCCCGCGTAATTTGTAAGGTTGGATTGCTGGATGGCGTCAACGAAAATGGTCATCCGAGCACTTCCTCAGTCTGCGCCACGATAGATGCTGCCCCGGTTCCACTCACCGTCTGCTGCAACAGCACGTAGTGACCGGCAGGCGCGATGTAGCGGAGCGCGGCGGTGTTGCTGGTGGTCAGCGCCAACGTGACCGACACACCCACACCACTGGTCGCCTCCACCACGTCACGCACAGTCGTAGGCGGGTTAGCGGCGTCGCTGAGCAGCCGCACGGTGGTGGTCGACGTACCAGCAAGCAGCGGGTTCGTCACTTGGGCCTTGACCGCATAGCTGCACTCGACAGCCTTAGTGGCGCTGGGCTGGAACGCGGTGCCGATCGCGCGGGTGGGCGTGGAGGGCGTGACCGTGCCGAGGCCCGCGGGGCCGGTCGCTCCCGTTGCACCTTGCGCACCAGTCGCGCCCGTCTGCCCGGTTGCGCCGGTTAGCCCCTGAGGACCGGTCGCGCCGGTATCACCTTTCAGCCCCTGCGCGCCAGTCGCACCCGCAGGACCAACAGAGCCAGTCGCGCCAGTGTCACCCTTTGCGCCAGCCGGTCCCGTAGCACCTTGAGCACCGGCATCTCCTTTTGCGCCAGTGGAGCCTTGGATGCCCTGTGCACCTGCGGCTCCCGTGTCACCCTTGGGTCCGGCAGGGCCTTGCGGACCAGTCTGCTCGACAACAGTTTTGGCGAACTCACCATCCATGTACGCCTTAGCGTCAGCAGCCGATGTGAACCCGCTGCCGTCCTTGCGCGCGTATTCGCCATAGACAAGCTGTGCGAGGCGGATACCGCTGAGCGTGAATATGTGCACACGATCGCCGTCCAGCACCGTCGTGAGCGACCGTGCGGGCTGTGCCGCAAGGCCATCCATCTGGATCGCGTCGTTCTCGAACCATACGCGCGTCGTCATGCCTCGTACCCCACTGGGTAGAACTCGGGCGAGAACTCCACCAAGGTCATAGGCACGCTGGCCGTAAGCATGATGCGCGCGCCGTTGTTCAAGAAGCTGTTGCGAACTGGAAAGATGAAATCGACGCGGATTTTCTCTTCAACGCCCGGCTGCGACGTGATCGCCATGTTCTTGCCGCCAAGCTCAATCGTGCCTGCCATGAACGACACGCGCAGGACACCGCCTACCTTGTCGGGCACAACGCGAATATCGCTGCTATTGATCACTACGTCATATAGCGCACGTGCACGCACCAGTTTGGCGGTGTTGTCCCATGGCAACCAGCCGGCGAACGGACGGTTTAAGCGGTTGTTCGCCGCAGATGCCGACAGGTCGCGCATCATCTGCGTTGGCAGGCCGGTCACCAGCGACACCGTTACACCAGCGGTATAGTCATTGTCGGTGTAGTCGATGAACCCGCCGCCATACTCGCTGAACTCGCGGTCGTGAGCCGCCAGCGCCGCGTCGATGTCAGCTTGCGATGCACCCGGAGTGATGGCGAGGCCCGTCATCTCTGCTCTCCTACACCTGAGACGTGGGGGTCATGACCAACCTGCAATCAAGCCAAGCAAATCAACCGACCACGTATCGCCAATGAAATTGTGCCCGTCCTGCGTGGGATGTGCCGCGTCGCTGCTGATATAATAGTCCGTCGCGCCGGTCCCGGTCACATTGCCGGCCTCGCCTCCGATCGTCATCATCGACTGTGCGCCACGCGTTTCGATGTAGCCCGACCTTTTGCCGAGCGGGTCATAGATTGCCTGAGACGCAAGAAAGCCATCGCGAACGGCGTTGGAACGAGTGTCAGGCACCGCATTGCCGCGCGTCCGCAGGATGCCGGTTTGCACCATGTAGGCGCTTGGCATCTGAGTGAATGCGCGGTTCCAATAAGCTGTCACCGCCGCTGTCACGGCTGCGTCGGATGGTGAACCCAGCTCGTTGATCGACCCCTGAGTGAGAAAGACGAAAGGCACGTGCGCCGGTGGCTGGTTGGAGATCACGTCGCCCAAGCGGTCAGGGTATGGGTATGTGCCGTTTACTGCCGTCAGGAAGCTGGACCCGCCAACGCCGTTGATCCACAGATCGTCAATACCGAGGCGAGTCGCTAGACGACCCGACCATGCGCCGCGGGGGAAGTCCTGATAGGTGTCGTTGTAGCTGTCCTGCATCGTCATGAGACGAACGCCAGAAAGCGGCCACGGACGAAGCAGCGAGTTAGTCGGAACGCGGATACCGCCAAAGGCTGCGTTATTGGTGAACGTGACTTCAAGGCTGCGCATCCGGCGCGTTCGCTGGCGGCTGATTAGCGGATTGCTGCTGGCACCGACATTGAACGTGGCACCGGTGCCCGACCCAGTAATTGCCGTAACACCGACCCCATTCCCTGGCACTGCGCTGTATTGCCCGTAATCACGGATGTAATAGCGCAGTAATTCGCCAGTGCCCGCCGTGATGTCGGTCACGACAATAATCATCGGCAGTCCCGTGCCGCCGTTGATCGACAGCACATCGCCAGTGGCATACCCGGTGCCGCCCGATGCGCGAGCAATGGTCGGCTTAATAGTCTGCACGTCGGGACTAAATTCAAGGCGCAGAAAACGCAGCGCCGCGCTGTTTGCATTTGACCGAATGGGTGCCTGTGTACTGATAGGCATCCCATCAATCGCAATACCAACGCTGCTGGTGAAATCGCCCATCACCACTTCGAAAAAGGGTGCGTCGGTGAGAAACCGAACAGACCAGTCGCTGCCGACCTTATCGCCGGTCGGGCGTGAGATGTAGGCGATCGAGTAATACTGATTAAGCGGCGCACTCTGACCGCGAAGCGCGAACGTTCCTCCAACGAGCGTCATTCGGGGGTTGTTGGCGGGGTAGGTCGTGCCATCTGCTATCGTGGTTGTGTCAATACCAAGAGTGATCTTTGGCAAGTCAGCAATCGGCACCGCAGACGGCATCGGACGAAAGCGCAGACCTTTCAGAACCGCCGCGCGTGAACCTGTGCGCGCCACCTGATCGCCACCAATGGCGTCCAACTCGGCTTGATTGAGAACACCCATGTCAGTTCCTCGCGCTGGTCAGAATTGCGCCATCGCGGGCGCTGAAAAGGGGTTGGCCGTTAATGGCGGACAGGAGGGCGTTGATGGGGATCGCTGGCCTGTTTGGATCAAACGCCGCCTGGAATTGCCCCGGAGCCAGTGGCCAGCCAAGCGCGATGCCGTAACTCTTGTCGAGCGCCATCACGATAGGCTCGAACTGAGGCCAGTGACAGCCGAGTTGTTGGGATTGTACAGCCGCACGGAAGCGTTCTGACCGATGACAACTCCCGTGGTGCCGGAGATTGTGCGAGTAGCTACATCACGCCACGTTACGCCGTCAGAGCCGAGCGATTGCAGCGTCACGCTGGTGCCGGTGAACTGCGCGTCCCACAGGTAGGATCCGCCAGCGACGCCCGTAACAGGCGTGGTGGTCGATCCAGCGGTCGGGTTAGCCGACGTGCCCGCCTGTGCGGTCAGGCTCTGGTTGCTAGCAAGCTGGTAGCTATTCCCGCCCAGCGGGTTGCCGTTGCCGTCCACCGGAACGAAGGCAGGCGCATAAGCAACCTGCCCCCCTGAGTTCGGGACGGGGACGGGTTGGACCGCATCATAGGCCCCTGTTGGTTTACGACCGAGTACCATGATGCGGCCTCCCTGTTAGAGCGCGGGTTCGTCCACCGCCTTGATGGCGGTGATCAGATCGGCCTTGTTGAGCGGCTTGCCTCCTGCGGTCGTCTGGACGTTCTTCGTGGCAGCGAGTGCCTTGAGGGCGTCCAGCGTTAGGTCCTCAAGCGCCGGCTGGACGTTGAGCGTCTTGTCCGACGCCTCCATTGCCGCCTTCTCGCCCGCGTCCAGCTTCTCCCAATTGTCGTTGGGCTTCTGCGCGGTCGTGAACGGCGTGTTGGCGTTGTGGTAGATGCCGTCGACATAGACGGGCTCAGGCGAGCTATAGGTCCGCACGGTCATTAGTACCTCCCGCTGTTGGTCTGACGCGCCATGACGGTGCCGGCGGTCATGCGGCCGGTCGTCGGAGCCGTGCCCGTGACGGTGTAAAGCATCCGCACGAACTGCTTGCCCGTGCCCACCGGGAACCAGTCAGGCCCGAGGTGACGCGCACCCGGCACCAGATCAGCAGCCGAATAGGTCGCGGTCCAGATCGTGTCGGGCGCGCTGAAAGCCGCGGTGGTGTCGACCTGGATCGAAACCGTTAGCGACGTGAGGTTGTTGAATGCCTCCGTGGCACCGACGAAGAAGGGCTGCCCCTCCCCGCGTCCGATGTCACGCTTGAGCGACGACGATGCGCCGTAAGGCGTGCCGGGATTGCCCAAATCGATGACATTGGTGGATGCCGCAGTGGCGGTGATGGCCTGGTTCTCCGAGAGAAGGCCGGTACGGTCGAGGATCATGTCTCAGGCCTCCTTACAGAACGCGCGCTTCGGCGTTGATGAGCGCGTCGGTTTCGCGGATCGGCATCTCGCGGTAGCCCTTGATCTCCTTGCCCGCGAGTTCCTCGGGCATGAGGCGGATTTTGTTATCCGACGCGCCCGAGTTGGTGCTGAGAGCGTCCAGCGCTTCCAGCAGATCGCGGTTCATGTAGATCACCGGCTTGATGCCCGTGACGTTGCCGTCCGTGTTCTCGATCAGCGTATCGCGGCGGTTCTGCATCTTGTAATATGCGCGCCGCAGCAGCGCGAACAGGTCGACCGTTCCCGCCTTCACGGCGTTGATGTCGATGTTTGCGACACGGACGTTCTGCCGCCAGTCGGACACCTTCACGCCGATGTCCTGGCGGAAGTATTCCTCTTTGGCGAAATACGGTCGGTTCACTTCGTCATAGACGCGCTGGACGCCCATATCCTTGCGCTGGATACCTGCCGTCGAACCTTCGGGCGTGATGAGGCTGGTGCCGCTCGGACCCCATCCGATCATCCACATGGAGGTGTTGTTGCTGCCCGTGCCACCACCGTCGATGATTTGCGTGGCCGCAGCACCACCGTTGGCGATCGAGTTGTAGCGAGCAGCGACGCCCTTGAAGCGCTCCGGCGTGGTGGCCGTGTCAGCGTAGAAGAAGTTGACCTGCACGTCCTGCGCGATGGCTTCCAAAGCGACATTCGCTTCGTCCGCCCGCTCAGCCGCCGGGTTCTTGACCTTCTCCAAATAGCGGGTGTCGATCGTGGCTAGACGCTCGACAAAGCCGGTCGTGTCGCGCACCTGCATGGAGGTACCCTTGGACTGGATGATGCCTTTGTAGAGCTGACCCCAAGCGACATCGCCAAGGCCGGTGCGGATGCGACTGATATGGCCGCTGCCATCGTTACAGTCCACGACGTGCGCGTCCTGCATGAGAGGATTGAGACGATGAAGGGCCTCAATGGCCGGGATTACATCGCCGTTGCGGTTGGTCGAGGCATAGTGATCGATAATGCCCCGGAAACTATTTCCGATCGTAGCCATGTGGCCTCCGTTGCGCGGGAGGGCTCAGCCTCTCCCTCAATTGCGGGGAACGTCATCTGGATAGAGCGTCGCCAAGGTGCCGCGGGGCTTGGACTGGCCAGCCTGGACGCCTGAGCGTGCTGCGGGAGGAAGTGGCTGTTTGGCTGCCCGTACAGGCTCCATACGACGCTTCATGAGCTGGTCGTGCTTGTCGGCCTTAGCCTTCCAATCACCGATGCGTCGAAGCGCGATGATATCGGCCGCTCGGGCCTCTGCCATCACTTCCTTGGGATATCCGAGTTCCGCCGCAATGGGCTCCAGATCAGTTAGGAGCTTTGCGCGCGAGGATGGATCGGACCATTCATCCCCTAATGCTTCTTCCAGCACCGCGTGTTCGGCCTGTACCTCGGCTTGCAGTTGATGCTGGGAAATGGCCTGCGCGTGCTGACGCGCCTGCTCGATTTGCTCCGAGACTTGGCCTCGGTGGGCAACAGCGTAATCGTACTCTGCTTTCTGCTGATAGTAAAGGTCCCTGTGCTCAGCAGATGCAAGTAACCGCGGGTCCGGAGCTTGGGGCAGCGCCGGAAGGAATTGCTCAAGCGCCTGCTGATGGTTCTGCATGATAGTGGACAGCGCCTGACGCGCTTCACCCTCTACGGCATTGCGCGTGTTTGCGGCTTCGCGAGACTTGGCCTGTACGAACTTCTCGCGGTCGGCTTCGCGCTTGGCAATGATCTCCTGCGCCTCACGCGGCAAACCCGCGAATACCTCTTTAGCGTCCTTTGCCCACGAGGTGGGTGCCTCGATTGGCTCGGCTTCAACCTCAGGCTGCTCTACAGCGTCGGTGTTGTCGGTATTCGTATCGGTTTCGGTCCTGGCGTCCTGCTGCGGTTCATCGTCGGACGGCAAGCCTTTCGGCTCATCGGTGTACATGTCAGTGAGGTTGGGGGCTGCCGGCTGTTCGGTGGCTTCATTGGCAGGTGCCTCGATCTGGGTGTCCATGCTCATGTTCCTCAGTATGCCTTGGGCAATCGGCGTTTGATGTTGGTGCGGCGGTCGCGCTGCTTCTCAGCCGCAGCCAAGCCGTTGCGGTGCGCGGTGGTGTCGAAAGACGTGTCGCTCTGCGCCGCTTGCAACCGGGCATATGCCTCAGCGAACGGCGCGGGTGTGTCAGTAGGAAGCAAAGCGGCGCTCCTCTGCTGACATGCGCGTCAGGTCCGCGACGTGCTCGGCCGCGTGTTTAGCGACATCACCATCAGCGACAATCGCGGTGAAATACGATTGCAGGTTGTCGAGCGACTTGAGCGCCATGCCTAGCAGATCGGTGGCCTTATCCTGCCGCCCCTGCTTTGCTGCCTTCACCAGATTGGCGGTTAGCTGCGCCTCAAGCTCTTGGAACGCGAGTGCATTGCCAGCAAGGATTGCGCGAGCGGCCTCGGCATTTGCCATGCGCTCTGCGGTGTCGGCTTCGGTCACTTGTCCAAGTCTCCACCTGGGCGCAGTGCAGGCAACGTGCTTTCTTCATTGTCAGCTTCGCTATCCGCAGCTTTGCGACGCGCCATGCCCTGGTCAAACTGGAGCCGCTGAACGGCCAGCTCCATGTCAAACGCCTGCTTGTCGCGAGCGAGCGCGGCCTCGAAGTCGGCGCGATCGCGCTCAAGCGAAGATTTTAGCGCCTCACGCTCGCGGGCAGCGGCAAGGTCGAATTCCTGCTGTCGAGCCGATAACTCGTTGTGGGCCTCCTGTTCTTGCTGCTGGAGCGTAAGACGGCCTAGCGCCAATTCGTGCGCCTGCTGGTCCTTGGCCTGTTGCGTCTGAGCTTCCGTCTGCGCCTTGATCGCCTCGGGGTCTTGCTTCTCCGGTGCGGGCCCAAGGTCGGCTGGGTTCAGCACATAATCGGAGGGTGAGCCTAGTCCGCTGTCTTGCACAAAGCCGCGGACGTTCTGATAGACCTGTTCCTCACCAACAATCCGACCACCCGCAGCGACGATGCCCTGCTGGATCGTGAACAGCGCGTTGCGAGCAGATAGCTTTTGGTCCTTGTTGCCCGTGCCGATGCCGACGTTGATGTTCATGTCGATCTCTTCGGGCCAGCGGCTCGGGTCGATCTGCCGGTACTTGCCCTCGATCTTCATACGGAACGGCTGACCGTAGCGGCGCATCAAGCGGTAGAGCTTGGCAAACATTGACGCGACAAGCTGCTCGGCAAAATTACGCGTGATGTAGAGTTCGATTTGCTGCGACTGTGCCATGAGCATCCCCATGCCGGTCGCGGTCTTGTTCATCGTATCGGGATTGAGGCCCTGAGACTGACGCGTCACGCCCGTGCGGCTTTCCCGCTCGGCGCTCATCATCTCCATGCCCTGAAACGCGACCGGGCTAGTGTCCTGCTGCTGGAACGGCGTCGGTGCGTTTCCGCCCTTGTAGCGGATCAGACCGCCCGACCTGACCGTCAGCAGGTCATCGATCGTGTCGACGGTCATCGACTCCTCAGCCACCAGCGTACGCGGGGCAGTGGACAAGTAGAGGCTATCCAGGCCCGAGCGCAGCAGCACCGAGCGGATGCGCTGGATGTCCATTGTCTTGTCGGCGGTGCTGTCACCCACGAGTCGGTGCGCGGCGGGGAATGGCGACCAGATGGAATAAGGCTGCTCATCAACCTCCATCACCTTGAGAACGGTGTTGCCAACACGGTGCACGAACAGGCGCTCAGCGATGCCGTCGCCGTTCAAATCGTAGAGCGGGTATTCCTCGTTGAGCCATACGAGTTTGTTTGCGCCGGTTCGGTTGCCGACACTTCCGCGGTCATTGCTGCGATCGGCGTCGCGGGCTCGTTCAACCCGCTCACCGCCGTTGCTGCCGCCTACAAGCCCCTCCAGCTCAGCCGGGTCATAGCCCAGCTTCACGAAGTCGCTGATCGACCGCTGCATGACCTCACCCACGTAGGCGGCGTCGTCCAAGTCAATCGCGTCAGCCGACACGCGGAAATACTCGTTCGGGACGGCGCTGCTGCGGAATTGCGGAGGCTGCGGCTGCTCAAGCGTGACGGTAACAATAGCCGGGTCGATCGCGTCAGGCACCGCCTCGACCACGCGCAGACCGTCGACGCTGTAGCCGTTCTCGTCCTCGACCATTTCATCAACCAAAACCTGGCGCTGCTCGTGAAGCGGGCGCTGCGGCTCGGCATACACCTTGACGATGCCGGTCTTTTCGAGCTTGCCCGCCTTCAAGGCGTCGTGAAGGATGCGATAGCCCTTCTGCTTGCGCATGAAGTGGTAGCGGACAGCAGCGGTGGCTTCCTCACCGTAGTCCACCATGACCGGCGCGCCCTCGGTGGGCTGCCCATCTTCACCCGGCGCACCCGGCTTGGTGACAGGCTGACCATCCTCACCGATCTGCGGTTCAGGCTCGCTTTCAAACTCGACAGCCTTCCCGCTGGCAAGGATTGTGTTCAGGATGCCAACGAGCGACGTGTCGACCACCTCTGCTACATCGCGCGTGACAGCCTGACTGCGCCCCTCTACCTCGTCGCCATACGGCTTGCCCTGGTAAAACTTGAGCGCCGTTGCCCGAGCGTCCTCAAGCTGCGTGTCATAGCCCCGACCCTGCTCAGAGCGCAGGAATTGCAGGAACTCGTCAGGCACTTCAATTGCCATCGGGCAACACCCCCTTGAGCACGAAACGCAGGTTCTCGCGCCATGTCAGGCGTCGCCATTTGCGACCGTCACTGGACACCCAGACGCGCTTCACAAAGCCGTGGTCAAACCGGACCATCAGACGATCCCCCGTGATAGCTGTGAGTAATCGATGGAGCGCTGGGCCTGCTTGTCCTGCGGCTTGCCAATCGCGAATGTGCGGAATGCGTCCGCTGGGTCACTGGCCCAGTCGTGCAACGGTGTGTCACGATAAGCGCGCAACTTCTCGTCCCACACACGGCGATAGGCGCGCAAAGCGTCAACGCCCTTCGCCGTTTTCTCTTTGTCGAACCAGCATAGGGGCAGAACCTGCCGCACCTCGTTGATGTCGTTTGCGACGGACGACGTACGCGGCACGATGCGGATACCCTTGAGGCCCATGCCTTCCGCAGTGTCGGCAATCGAGCCAGTGACGCTTACGAGTTGCTCATTCTCAGCATCATGCGGCATCAGGTGTTCGCCGTAGTTGTACGGCTTGGCCCGCAACTCCTTGACGTACCAATCAATGCCAACGCTGGTGTTGACCATGTAGTCGATCACAGCCCAGCCGGTGCCATACCGCTGCACGAACCAGATTGCCGTCTGGTCGTTGCGACCCAAATCCCAAGCAGTGTGCACCTGCACCTGCGGGTTATGTGGGACGGGACCAATGCGGCCCTGCGCTTCCAGCTTATCGATTGTCTTGGCGTAGTAAGCTCCAGGCAGACCAGCGCTGAAGCTGGTCATGTATTCCTGCTGGTAGATGGCGTCGCCATCATCCTCGCCACGCTCTAGGACGATTTCGGCGCGCTCACTCGCCAGCGTTTCAGCCGAGAACACATCAGTCTCGGTCGCGGTGAGGCGTTCGGAGAACCAATCAGCCGAGTCCTTGCCCATCTCATACATGCGGTAGGCGTGGTTACGCCCGCGAGGCGTAGTGATGAACATTGCCCACCCGCCGTTCTCAGCAAGGATAGGCCGGATCAGCGACCAAGCCTGCGGGTTGCTCAGCGCCCACTCTGAGAACACAACGCCCACCGGCGGAGTGCCCACCAGTGCGTCGTAATTATCAGAGCCGATTACCTGCCACGTCGACCCGTTCTTGAACCGGATCATCATATCCTGTTCGCGGGTCGTGTCTCGCAGGGCAGCGGGAAAAGCGTCGTCAATGCGCCTGCGACCGGTATGCGGATTTACTGCGTCCCAGATCGCCTTACGAGCTTGGTTCTGCTGCGGCAGCAGGTGCCAGTACACCCCTACTCGCTCATGGCCAGCACACGCGGTGTAGTGAAGCGCCACGTCATCCTTGCCATGCCGGCGTGGCCAGATGGCTATCGCGCGCTTTCCGCCGTTGTGCATGTAGCGCCAGAGGTCGCGCTGATATGGCCGCGGCGACCACTCATGAGGCAACGTAATCTCAGGCACTGGGCTTCACGATGTTGATAACGAGCTGCTCGCCATCTTCGCCAGTGAGCTGCATCGGCAGAACCTTACCAAGCAGCGGCAGGAATGATTGCGGGTTCTCGTCAGCTTGCTTTGCCAAGTATCCCACAAGGCCCTCCTTGCCGCCTGCCTGAGTAGCGGCTTGAAGGATCGCGTCCTTGAGCAAAGTAGTGTTCTTATTGGGAACGCCTTTGGGGCGACCTGGGCCGGGAGTACCGTCACCCACTCGCCGAGTTTTCGTGCCGTTTGTTAAACCGCTGGCGTCACTCATTGCACCAATGCAGTTACACCTTCGCGCGACCTCGTTTTAGTGACGAAAGTCGATTGCCGATCACATAGTTACGTCGACGTTGCTTAAGCTTGTCTCGTCCCGCGTCGTCTAACCATCGTGCGACGCGCTTGGGATTGGTGCTGTAGTGATCTACACTGTCCCAGCCGATTGCTACGAACACCTCCTCAAAATCATCGGGCATCGGGCGAAGCGGACGCCCGAGCGCGTTCACAGCTCCACCTCGTGATTACGATATGCGGTGAGAGCGGCGGATGCACAGGCGTTAAGCATGTCCTGCGATGGCCGGGCGGCGCGAAGGTGCCCTCTTTGGCCGTGGCGTTCGAGTGTATCCCCGATCGCGAGCGCGACGATCTCGATGAGTTCGTTATCCTCGGTCATGCGTGGCCTCCGAACGATCCAGGGAATAGTCGCTCACGAAGCGCGAAAGCGTCCCAAAGCGCGTTATGCTGCACAGCTCCGTCAAGTGTCGTCGGGTATGCATCGACCCGCACGATGTCGAACTGCATCCGGGGGATTGCAGCCATCTGCCCCGGCCCGGTGATCACCGCTTGGCACAGGTAGCGCACATCATCGGGCCAATCGGTAATGATGTACGGGACACTGCCCCCGCGCGCGGCGAAGAAGTCTGCGATCAACTTAGCCCCTTCGGCCTGCGTCACGCGGTGCGCGTCGTGACCGGCGGGGATGCTGTCCATGATGGGGAATACGTTCTCATACACCCACCCGCCCCAAGTGCGAGGCTCAGGATAGATCAGGTATAGCGCGTCGCCATCATCACGCACCAGTGCGAGGCTTAGCAACTCCCCGCCGAACTCGTTAAACTCGGTGTCGAGGAAATACCTCATGCGTTCTCTCCCTTAGTAAGGGATTGCGCGATGGTATGGGCGACGCGACGATGCATGGCGGCGTGGCCCAAGCACCAAATGGCTTTCGCGGTGGATGACTGCTCACCGGCCTTAACCGACCAATCCGCCGCCATACCTAACTGCTGCTGCACGTGCTCCGGCCCTACTTCGCACACCTCCACCTCTGCGCCATTCTTCCGCGCGGCTTCCAACATCTGCCTAAATGTCATCGGCACTTCGCCGACAATGTTGTCGTCGATCATGATCCCGATACCCCGCTATCAACAATCGCCATCTTCACGCGCTCAAGTAGACCGAGCTGGCGGAAGGCATCGAACTTGCCGGCCTGCAACCAGTCGGTAGACGCGCCGTTGTCATCGGTGACGTGACCCAGACACAGGACTGCGTGGCTGGCCTCAATCTCCCCGCGTTCGATCTGCGCGATGGCAACCCGCAACATGTCGAGCACGCTATGCGCGTCCACGGCGCTGTTGCTGTTCCACTTACGCTCGGTCAGGCTTACTACGTCACTCATGTACCGTGCCTCCCGCTGCTAGAGTGCGATTGCGTGAAATAGCGAGCAACGCAGCTTGCACCGAGAAGCGATCGTCGTGCCTGCCAGCGCGAACGCTTTCCGCCAGGTCGAGATGAGCCGTGCCTTCATATACCAGGGCTACACATTCGCGCGCCTCGATCAGGTCCCGGTCTATCGGGTCTACTGGCTTAGGTAGATCGGATACGATGGCCTTCGCGATGGCGATCATCTTGATCTCGCCTTCGTCGTTTCCGCACGGCTCGCATTCCGCCAGCAAACGCACCAGCTTCTCCATCCGCTGTGTTAGTTCCTCATTAAAGGGGGTGGAGGGCTTGGCGGAGTTGTGGATGCGCCAGCCCGTCCCCGGCACATTCCCCACAGGATTTACATAAAATCCGCGCTTGTCGCCGATATCCACACGACGATCACCGTCGTAGTCCGGCTCACCAACAACACATGCACGTTCGATGCGTCCATCCATATGCATCGCCTCAATCGGCTGCGAGAAATCGACTAGCTTATCCACGTGCCATCTCCCTATTTGCTATAGCAGAACTTGCGCGCAACGCCAAAGCATTATGCAGGTGCGCGCCAGTATTCTTCAACGTCCCACGCCGATTGCCCGAAGTCCCACGGCGTCCACCGCCAAGCACTGACCTTGCGGGGTCCGTCCACGATCCCGTTGCGAAAGCGAACATAGACCAGCGCATCTTGATCTCGTGGCGATCGGCCGTGGTTGATGTGGCGATCATGCTGCACGGCCTATCCGTGGCAGCAGCCCCTTCTCACGTAGCCAGTCGGTTGATCCGGTTTGCTCTTTCCAGTCGAGGCGACGAGGCAGCGGATCACCACGATCGTCTTTCTCCTCCACCACGATCCACACGCCGTTGCGGCGTTCCTTGGCGTTCAGCCAAGCACAGTATTCCACGATGTCGGTGGGAACCTGCTGGTCGTTGACCATGACGTAGGCCGGGGTGTTCGAATTAGTGGCGGGCTGACGACGAAGTGGGTTTGTCATCGTAATTCCCTTCTAAGACTTTTTGGAAATTGGCCTTTTTGGTGAGCCAATCGAATGTAAAACCGTGCCAGCCGGTATCGCCGCGCAGAAAGGGCGAGCGTTCAACCGCCCCCATCACAGCCTGCCAATCCTCAACCGAGTATCCGGCGATCCGCGCTTTCACCCGCTGACGGCGTTCCGGCGTGAGATCTCGGATCGTTGGCTTGCCGATAGAGCGAGCCAGATCATTCCAAGCCTCAAATACATGCTGGGGAGTGAGTGCATCGTCAGATGCACAATCACCGTTAGGTGATAGTTCTTCTTCTTTCTTCTTATCTTCTTCAGGTTCTTGTTCTGTGTCTTGCGTCTGTCTTGCGCGCGTCTCGTGCCGTGTCTCGCCACCTGTCTCGCGGTTGTCGTTTCCGGCCTGATATTTCTCATAGTTACAGATGGTTATGACCAGCACACCGGTCTCGCTTACTGTCTCAACCATGGTCTCGGATTTCAGACGCTTTAGGAGGCGTTCGATCCAGCCTTTGTCCCGATCCATCGCATCTGCGAGGTCGCGCACCGACATGGCGAGCTGACCGCGATTGAGGTTCAGCGCCTTGCCCTTGTAACGGACACGCACAGGCTTCCAAGACGCGCGCAGCACCATGTATGCGAACGCCATGGCCTCCGCGTCATTGCGAAAGGCGGGGTGCCCGATCAGGCTACGGTGAAAGCGTGCATAGCCACTCACGCAAACGTCACCGTGACGCGACCACCCGGCACCGGCTCACCGATGACGTAGGTTGGTTTGAACCAGTGATCGTCCACGCGCAGCGCGTCGGCTATACCGTCACGACCAGCCTTGAACGCGCTGATCATACCGTCATCGTCACGCCGACGACGATCCGGCGGGTTGAATGTGATCGTGAGCCGGATCGGCACCTCACCAGCGATAATTCCGATGCGCGCAGCATTGGTCAGCGCGCAGCATGCGAACCGATAATCCGCGGTCGGCTTGCGATATGCCGTCCAGTGCTTGCGCCGTTTAAAATTGGGCGTCAGCTCCTTGGGAGGCCAGGGAAGCTCTAGGTTCACTTCACCACCGCCTTTGCCAGCGGCAGGCTGTGCGTAGGCTCAGAGACGCGGTGAGCGGTCCACAGAGCGTTGTGACGCTGTACGGCCATGAATGCAGGGAGGACGCGTGCTGCGATCTCTACGTGAGCGCGGGGCGTCATGCCGCCAGCCTCCGCTCAGCTTCACGACGGCGCTTGCTCTCTGCGCGCTCGATAAGGTCATCACTGGTCACGATCGCATTGCCGCAGCGCCAGTGCGTGGCGTCGCGATTGGGCTTGCCGTCGATTAGCGCGTCGACCGGACGGCCCATTGCATTGCAGCGATAGACCGGGCCGAAGCGGCGCAGATAGTCTGCGGCCATCCCGGCGCGGCTCACGTCCATGATGGGGCGGTCGACCGGCGCGGTCATATACGCCGGCCGTCCGCGCGGGTTCTTTGGAGGCTCTACGCGTGCTGGTGCAATGCGCTTGCGCTCGTAGCCGATCTCGCGATCCCACCGGCGTCGAACCTGCTCTGAAACGCCGTACTTGGCCTCTAGCTCGTGAGCATGGCGTTCGCGGGCAATCTCGGCGTAACCCTCGGGCGCGGGGCCTTTCGACCGGCCGAAAATCGTGGGTTGTCGATCTAGCCCGGTCTGGCGCACCAAACGGCGGATCGTCCTGATGCTGACACCGTAGCGGCAGGCAAGGCTCTCAAATGAGTCACCCATGTGCTCGATGAAGTCGGCCGGCATCGGGAACGCTTGCGAAGGGTGCGTCATGCCTCCCTCCCCTTGCGTGTCTGTGCGGCCCTGTTGCGGGCGTAGCGTTGACCAGCCGGGAGAGCGGCAGCGACGAGAGCCGCCAGCTTCTCTTTAGCTTCCAGGCGGCGCTGTTCGGCGTTCGGCTCGGGCGCGATCGTGGCGAGGTCTTCGCGGTAGATCATGCCAGCGATGGTGCGGCGCAGGTTCATGCGACCTCCTGCCCACGATAGCTGTCAATCGCCTCGCCCGCGTCGACCAGCGAACGCTTCATGCGAGCAATCTCCATGTCATCCAGCACGCCGTCTTCCAGCGCCAGCGACAGCTCGGCCATCAGCGTGCAGAGCTTGGTCTGTAGGCTCTGACCACTGACCGCCCCTTGGTGCAGCGGAACAAGCTTCATGCCGATCAGCGACAAGGCGTCGTTTGCGAAGCGGCCGTTCCAACGCTCACAGCCGCGCAAAAACGACGTGACCGGCATCTCGGCATATCCGGTGCGGTACGCTTTGCCTGCATCCACACCCTTGTGAAGATACCGGCCAAGCTCGGCGTCGGTGAGACCGTCCTGCACTTTGATCGTCGTGAGGCTTTCCGCCAGCGCGTCGACAAGCTTTGAACCCGATACGCTGCGATGCAGCGGGGAGATTACCGGATCAGCCATGGCTAACTGCTCCATTATGGTTGGACTGAGAAAGACCCCCGAGTTCCGAGAGATCACCGCGAGGCTGCTGGCCGAATGGGCGTGGTTCATTCACTGGCAGGACGAACTCGAACGGTTCAGCACCAGCGAGCGGATGGCGGCGGTTGGCGTTGCGGACCTCGTGGCAAACGAGAACAGCAGCACCGAGAGCAGCGGACAGATACAAGACGTTCTCCATGCTTCCTCTCCTTGTGTTGATGGGTTAGGCGAACGCCGACGCGAACATGTCCTGTTGAGCCATCGCGGCCACAGCAGCGGGGTTCATCCAGATCACTTCGGTGCGCTCCCGAGCGCCGTCTGCCAGCGCCTTGCGGGTGACACGCTCCCACCCGGGCAGCGCGCGATCGTAGAGGTCGCTGGGGTAGCCGGAGAGCATCACCATACCTTTGAGCGTCACGAGGAAGTCGAGCAGCGTTTCGTGGTCGCTGTCAGTCATCTCGTGGGCGTAGTCGGCGGATCCATCAGCGCGAGTGTCGAACACATAGGGCGGGTCGACGTAGTGCAGCGTGTCAGGCCCGTCGTGACCGGCCATCACCTCGCAAGCATCGCGATTCAGCACCACCACACCCTGCAAGCGCTCGACAACACAGCGCAGGCTATCGGGGTAGTTCACCCAATCGTGCGCGGGCGTGGTGCCGGAACGATTGCTGTTCGAGCGGAAGCCAGTAGAACGGTTGTGCCCGTTACTACCGAATCCCATAAACGAACGGATGATGAGGCGGCGGGCGCGCTCGACGGGGTCAGCACTAGCCTCGTAGGCCAACCTAAACTCGTCGGATGCGAACGGGGTCAGGCGCACCGCATTGACCAGTTCGTCGGCGCGGTCGCTGCGGAGAACCTGAAAGAGGTTCACCACGTTGCCGTCCAAGTCGTTCCAAACCTCGGCATAGCTACGCGGCTTGCGGATCAACACGGATCCTGCCCCGCCGAACGGCTCGACGTAAACCCGGTGCCGCGGCATCATGGAAAGGATCCACGGTGCGAGCAGCCACTTGCCGCCATGCCAGCGAAGCAGCGGACGCCGTACAGCCTCGCCGCTCATTCTCCCTGTCCTTCCGTAGAGGGAGTAGTGGGAGCGTGAGGGACAGCGGGGCCGTAAATGGTGAGAGACGATTTGCCACGGCGCGCAGCAAACTCCGTCTTGCTGCCATCAGTGAACTCGAACTGCACGATGGCACAACCGTCGCTCGGCCACTCATAACCGTCAGCGAGGACGCGGTTGACGACACGCGCAGCAAGCAAATAGTCCGAGGGTGCCGCGTACAGGATGACGCGCGGATGGCCGATGCCGAACCCGCTCATTGTGTCACCGGCTGTGACTTGCGGATGGGCTGATGCGAGATCATGCCGCCACCTGCGGCTTACGAGCCTGAGCGATGACCTTGCAAAGATGCGACGCGCTAATCTTGCCCGCCGTCGCCGTCTCCAGCTTCAACGCCAGTTCGGGGGGCCACTCCTGCGACAAGCGAAGCTGCGACAAGCGCCCCTTCGACACGCCAAGTTCAAGGCTCAGCGCGGTGAGCGACTTCGCCCCTTTGCGCGATAGGTATTTGTCGAGCGTCGTTGCCATGGCTTTCGTTTAGATCATCTAAACTGCGAGCACAAGCAATTTGTTTAGATAGGCGAAACGCCATAATGCGTCCAAAGCGGTACAAACCATTCATGACAGCGCCTCGCCATGACTGGTATCTCCGCGACTGGTTGCGCGTGCTGAAAAAGCGCCAGTCGGACATCGCTAACGATCTCGACTGGAACAAAGCGCGGGTGTCGCTGATGCTCAGCGGTAAGCAGCAATACAACCGCGACGCGGTGAACGAGTTGGCTCAGTATCTGAACCTGCACCCATTCGAATTGTTGATGCATCCAGCCGATGCAATGCGGCTCCGCAGCTTGCGAGAAAACGCTATCCAAGTGGTTGCAAATACCGCACCTTTGGCAGCTGCTAACGACGATCGCACCGGCACCGATGGCTAAGCAAAGCGAAGACTGGGGCGGATGCCTCGCGATGGCGGCAGGTGTTGCGGTATTCGCGTGGTTTATCACCGCACCGTCGTCGGATCAGGTCTGCCGCGATCACAAGGTGCCTATCTTCGACAGCCTACACGGCATTGACTATCAGCCCACGTGCCAAGCGCTTTTTGATCGGCTGGACGCGCAGCTTAAGGAAGCACGCCGCAAGGCGAGTGATCTTGACGACCGCGTGACTGAGCTGGAAGGCAAGCTCAATAGCTAGTTTCGTTTTTCTAAACTTTTCTCTTGCGCATACCGTTTAGCTGATCTAAACCGTCTCCACCGCGGCGATGTAGCCGCCAGGAGACGCCAGATGGCCCCTTCGGCCCCTTCATGGATTTCTTGGTTAGAGACCGAAGCTGAAAAACTCGGACTGACCGTGCACGCGCCGCTCGGCTGCGTGTCAGACACGCTCGCTCGGCTGCGTCACTATGGTGTGCCGGGTGAAGCCGTGCGCCTCGCATTCGTCGCCGCGGAAGATGGCGGCTTCCAGCGTGCAGTTCCCTCGAGCGCGCGCTGACCCCCTCACATCACAGGAGCGAATAATGGCTTCTCAGGAAAACGATAGCAGGCACGGCGCGATGCGTTCTGTGCCACTCGTGCTCACCGACGAAATGGTTGAGCGCTTTGGCGCGGGGCCGTTTCAGAGCGTCGACTTCTGCCCGCACGAAGTCCGCGAGCTGTGGGCGCTGTTCATGGACGTGACGGCATGAGCGCTCCTCAGACCTTCCCCAACGCACAGGCGGTAGTACCCAACTGGTACGAGGATCGCCGCGCCAAGGTGCTGATCGCCAGCATCGCCAAGCTGCACCCGTCCTGCGACGTGCGCTTCGATCGCTACGTTACCACGCGTGACGAATGGGCGGAATACACCGGCTACCGTGTTGAGTGTCTGCATCGCATCTACGGCGAATACTACCGTGTGTTCGCCAAGGAAGCGGGCCTGCGCGACGATTGGGACAGCTTCGACGCGTTCGCCGCTCAGCCCAATGTTCAGGAGGTGGTGAGCAACACCGTTCACCCTCCCCGCTGCGAGCCTGAGCCTTCGATTTTCGACACGCTGCTTGCCGACGTGATGATGGCGCAGCGTCCCTACACCTTGGGAGTGCGGGCATGAGCGACGCTTACGCCGAATACTACCGTGAGGCGGTAGAACTCGCCTTTGACGGCTGCGGGTTGTGGGATGCGATCAAGGATATTCCCGCCGCCACCATGCTTGAAATTGGCGCGGCTATCGCAGAATCGGTCGAGAACCAGTCCCTCGCGATATACAGCCCGCCTGCATCTGATCGCCTCGCCTCGCTGGAGCGCGAATGGCGGCAGCGGGTGGAAGACGAGCGCGACCGCACCGAGGCTGCTCGCAAGGGTGCTGAGACCGCCGTTCGCAACATTCTCCGTATTCACCGTGACGTGCCGCTTAGCGTCACAGATGGCGGCGAAGTCTACCGCAGCGATGGCCGGATGGAGCGCGTGGCATGACCCATCCATCAACAGTAGCGGATACGCTGGATGCTGGCGACGGCTGGATTAATTGGCCGTGGCCGGGTGGCGATTGTCCGGTAACTCGTGGTGATGCGGTGGAGCTTCGGTTTCGCAGTGGCGTAGAATTCGGACCTTGCGAAGCCACAGGTGCTTCTTGGGAGCATAATGGTAGCAAAGGCGACATCATCGCTTATCGCGTGCTACAGCCATGATCGGCACCTCACGCAGCTACGAGCATCGCTCCTACGCCACCCGCCGCTCGCACCTAGCGGACGTGCTGCCCCTCGGTCGTGACTACCGCCGGGTACGTGCCGCTCTGACTAATCCCGACAGCCGCGACAAGCCTTCTGTGGCTTGGGCGATCGGTGTCGCTTTCGCCATCCTCTTTTGCATCGGAGTAGCGCTGTGAACCGCGATCCCGTTCTCGTCACCATGTACGGCCCACAACGACTGTCGCGCATGATCCGGTATTACCGCACGATGGCGCGCAACCCCACGCCGTGGGAGCCGGGCAGCAACCGCCGCATCGCTCACCGGGCCATCCGGTCGCTCATCGGACAGGCGCGGGAGATGCAGGCATGAGCAACCTATCGCTCACTATGCAGCAGCTCGACGCCATCAAGACCATGCTCGATGGCGAAGATGACGATCGACTGCTCAACGACATGATTGAAGGCAGCACCGACGCTATCGAGATCGCCCGCGGACTGCTTGACGCCAGCGACGAGGACGAGGGTGCGATCGCCGCGCTGGACCGTCAGGTAGCCGATCGGCAGGCTCGCAAGAAGCGCGCGCAGGATCGTATCGCACGACGCCGTGAGGTGCTGACCGCATTGATGCAGGCGGCGGGCGCGAAGAAGCTGACTCTGCCGGAAGTATCGCTGTCGCTACGTGACGGCAAAGCTGCGCTGCGCGTCGTGTCGGATGACGCGGTGCCGGATGCCTACAAGGTCGCGAAATGGTCGACCAGCAAGACTGCAATCAACGCTGCGTTCGAGGACGCAGACACCCTTCCCAACTGGCTGGTGCGCGATGACGCGAAGCCGGTGCTGACCGTGAGGAAAGCATGACGTTCACCCCAGAACAGAAAGCGGCACTGGTTGCGCCGCTTGATCCCAAGTACGTTCGTAAGCCCTCGGGCAGCTTCGGCCCCAAAGGCGACTACCTCGAAGGCTGGCATGTCATCAACGAGTTGAACCGTGTGTTCGGTTTTGATGGCTGGTCCTACACCGTTGACCTGAACCGTGATGCGCTGTCGGAGGGCAAGGACAGCAAGGGCGGTGTACAGTGGCAGGCGGCATATACCTGCATCTGCACACTGACCGTAGGCGTCGTGAAGCGCCAGGATGTCGGCTTCGGCTCCGGGTTCGCCAAGCAGATTGGTGACGCGATTGAGGGCGCGACCAAGGAAGCCACTACCGACGCGCTCAAGCGGTGTGCACGGACCTTCGGTAACGTGTTTGGCCTCGCTCTCTACGACAAGAGCCGCGCCAACGTTCAAGCTGCGCCCGAACCGCTCCCTGCCTCCGTGCAGGCCATGATGGATGGTCTAGCAGGCGCGTTCGACAACGGTGCTGCGGCGATGGCTGCTTACTGGACACAGCATTGGCCCGCCGTTCCCGCTGAGCATCGCCCGCGCGTCCTAGCCTTCAAGGAAGAGCTGAAAGCGCGCGACACCAACGTTTCATTCTTGAGGGCAGGTTAATGCAGATAATCACCATCACCGGTAACGTCGGCAAGGAGCCCGAGCAGCGCACCACGCAGAGCAACGACACGGTTACGTCGTTCTCGGTCGCGGTGAAGCAGGGGTTCAAGCAGGACGCGCCGACCGTCTGGTTCCGCTGTTCCGTGTGGGGCAAGCGCGGCGACACCATCAAGCAGTATCTCGCAAAGGGCGCAAAGGCGACCGTCGTGGGTGAGCTGACGATCGGTGAGTACCAGGGCAAGCCGCAGTACGACATTCGCGTCGCGGATGTGGACTGGGCGCGCACGGAGGGCGGGTCGCAGCGACAACAGCCGCAAGACAACCGCGGCGGGGGTGGCCTGCAAGGTGGCGGCTATGGCGACGATCTAGATGATGACGTGCCGTTTATCTCGGGCAGCTTCATCGCCGGCCTGCGAGCCTCCTAATGCTCGCCCGCGCAGCCACCAAGCCCCGCAAGCAGAACAGTCATCGGTCAGATGCTTGGAAGCGCGTTCCCGGCTTCCTGCAATGGCTGCGCGGGCGTTCGTGCTTCCTCACCACCATCCACGGTGCGCGCCATGAGTGCGCCGGCAAGGTCCGCGCCTGCCACTTCGACCCTTGGGGCGACAAAGGCACCGGCACCAAGGTCAGTGACCAGGCCGCCATGCCGATGTGCGACGCGGCACATGCCGAGCAGACGGACGTACTCGGGTGGCCGAAGTTTCAAGCCAAGTACGGCTTTGACGGGCGCGACGTTGTGACCGCTTATTGGACCGAGTGGCTTGGCACGCCGATGGGCCGGGCATGGGAGGCGCGCAATGGCCGCTGACATCGACCGCGCCATTGCCAACGCGGAGGACCTGTTCGTCCGCGCTGGTCAAGCCAAAGTCCGCGCTGAGGGCATGGACCTACGCCGCAAGCGAACCCGCGCCGTGCTGTTCACCAAGTACAAGGCGGATGGTCACGCCGCTGGTGCGAGCGAGCAAATGGCCGAAGCTGATCCTGTGTATGAAATCGCGTGCACCGACTGGGAAACAGCGGCGATGGAAGCGGAAACGCTCCGTGCGCAGGCCGAAGCACAACGCATGAAATTCGAGGCGTGGCGAACACAAGCCGCGACCGATCGCGCCGCAATGAACCTGCGGTGATCTTCCCTCTCCATATGGAGGTATAACCTGATGGCTAGTATTGCACCTGCCGCACCTGCAAGCAAAATGCAGCGCCCAAAGCGGTATGACGAACCAATCGTTCAAGTCGCTGCCATAAACTTGGCGGAGGAAATCTGTCGCGACTGGGATCACGACGGCAAACCGGAGGATTGGGTAGACAGCCTTGTTAAATGCCGTTTCGATTGGGATGACGCCTACAACCTCGCCAAGGCTCTAGAGCGGCAATCCTATGTCGACGCTGATCGTAACTTGGTCGACGTGCTGGACAGTGCTTTCGGCCACTTGGATCGTGCTCACAATGACGCTGTGCGTAAGTGGATTGCTATCGTTGGCTTCACGCCCGTGTTCGCGACCGGTGATCGCGTCTCTTGCCGTCACGGTGAGGGGCTGGTGCGCTCTGTCGATATGGACCGCGCAGCCTACGTCGTAGCCACTGAGGGGCGCGACTGGGGTAAAGGTGGCGGATACGTCATCAACGCTGAGGATGTGACCGCCTGCAATAGCGATCAAAGCGGCGAAGCCGGCAAGACCGAAGGGCTTGACCCGAAGGGCGCGAGCGCGGGCCGCGACAGCGGCATTGCCCCCACGCAGTCGGAGTCACACTCATGACCACATCCCCAACCACCGATATTCAACCCGAGCTGCTGCCGGTGGTTCAGGCGGATCGTGAAGCGGCTGCTGAATATGATTTGATGATCGGGCGGATCAGTCCTCTTGATGCTGCCGCTA